TTAGTAAAATACTCAATTGCTTGCCTATTATGATAGTAGGTAATTGGGTATTTTGTTTTTTGTTTTTAAAAGACATTCAATTTTATAATGATAATTTTTTTACGTTTGATTTAATTGATACTTTCATGTGTGCCATTGCTTTACTACATTATTTCTTTTGCCCTATAAAAAATAATGTATATTTAATAAGATGTATAATTGCAATTATATTCTTAAATAGCATATATGAATTATTAAACGAACAACTTTATTTTTCGTTATATTTGTTAATAATTGTTTCCCAAATTTTTGATTATGCATTTAATAAAATATCTATTCAACACGCTAAATTATAGTTTCTATTGTTTATACTCTTTTACGTTAATTGACGTTGTAAAAAAGCTTACATTTGGGGAGTTTTATTTATCAAATGCAACTAATTTTGTTCAGTTTTTATTAACTTTAATAGGTGTTTTTTTTGCTTATTATAAATTAAGAACCTACATAAGAGATTCTAAAATAAGAAGTGAGATATTAGAGCAAGAGTTACAAGAAAAAAAAAATGCGAATTTTTACAAAAAATGGCATCATGAATTTATAGAAGATAAGACAAATGAAAAATTATGATAACAACACAAAATGCAATTAAAAAATATGGTTTTCCAAATGAAAATCCAAACTATTTAACAGTTTTAAATTTACCTTATCCTATGCGTTTAGCGTGGGATAAAAACGTTTTTGTAAAAAAAATTACTTGTCATAAATTAGTTAGTGATAAATTAGAATTAATATTTAAAGATATTCTAAATCATTATGGAAGTGATAAAATAAAAGATTTAGGAATTGATATTTACGGAGGCTGTTTTAATTTTCGTAAAATGAGAGGTGGAAATGATTATTCACGACATAGCTGGGGTATAGCTATCGATTTAGATCCCGAAAGAAATCTATTAAAGGAAACATCAAAAACAGCACGATTTGCACGACCAGAATATAAACCAATGATTGATATATTTTACAAACATGGTTTTGTTTCATTAGGTAGAGAGAAGAATTACGACTGGATGCACTTTGAAATAAAAGAATAATATGAAATACTTAATCATAATATTTTTATTCATTTCATGCTCAACCACACGTGACGTTAAGCTAAATAAAAGCACGTTTGAATCAGGAACTATAACAACTAACAACGATATTATTTTAAAGCAAGAAACTATCTTAAATGATATATTCACGATTAAACCATTTGATAATAATAAGTCAATGTTTCTAAACGGTAAAGAATATAAAAACGTTATAATTACAAAAGATAAAAGCAAACATAATATAGTTACAAAAACGATTTATAACAGGCAAACAATAACTAAAACAATTGAGATAACAAAGACTAAGGAAATAAAAAAAACAGACTATACAAGCCTGTTTTTTATATTGTGTTTATTTGTATTTTTATGGTTTTATTTGCCTAAGGTTAGGGGATGATACATTTATAATCGCTGTCAGATAGTTATAAATAATACTATAATTCGTTTTCATAATAACCTATTTCTAAGTAATCAAGATAAATTAAATACATTTCTTCAAGTTCATCTCGTTTCATATATTGAGTTTCTTTTATTCTTTGAAAGTTTAACCATACCGCAAAATCTATTATTTCTTTCATTTGGTTTTTCTTTTTATAATTGAAACATTTTTATTAAAAGTTAATTTGTCATTTATAACGCTTAACGTATCTTTAAGTAATCCATCGACAAACCATTTTTTATCTTCACAATTAAGATTTTCCCATCCGTAATTTTTCTCTAATTCTTTTTTGATATTCTTAACTGTTATATTCATAATTACTTTTTTGTTTTATTTATCATTTCCTACTTTATTTTTACATTTATTACAAATCCATCTTTCACAACAATACAACTGTTGAGATTCAATTCTTTTGCGAGTTCTATACTCTTTTCGAGCGTGTTAATTACTTTTTTCATAGGCTTAATGTGTTTATAATTGTTAGTAGATAGTTAGTATCAAGACTGCATTTACTTTTCAAAGTAATCTTTCCTTATTTTTATTATACAAATTATTAGCAAAAAAGTATAAAATAAAGATACTATATTCATAATTTTATTTTTACATTTATTACAAATCCATCTTTCACAATAGTATAACTATTGACATTCAATTCTTTTGCGAGTTTGATACTCTTTTCGAGCGTGTTAATTACTTTTTTCATTTTATTTTATTTAAAAAGGACATTCATTTTTAACTTTTGGCTTTAAATTTTCATATTCTTTGTTTATCTTCTCGCTTATTGCATCACGAATAAACTTGCCAACATCAACATTATAAGACTTCATTTTTTGTAAAGTTTTTAATTGAATTTCTGAAATCCTTATAACCTTTGTTTTTGTTAGTAGTTTAGCCATTTTGTAATACATTTATAAGTGTTAGCAGATAGTTAGTAGCAAGACTACGATTCGTTTTCAACAGAAATATCCTTCCACTCTATATCGCCTAAATTACTTGTCCACATTTGTTGTAACTTTTTAATTTTTACAGCAGAATAAGAAATATGTACATTTTCACCCAATCCTTGTTCAAACCATCTTAACATCATTGTTGGTTGCCATACTTTTGCAACTTCAATAGTCGCTAAATTTATTGTGTCTTTTTTCATTTTTATTTATTTTTTATAAGTTAATTTATCCTTTAAATCCGTCCAGCTACTAACAGCGGTTACATTTCAGCAGCCAAAAGCAACTTTATAAATAGGCTGCCGAAATTGTAGCCGCAAGCGTTAGCACCAATTTTAAGACCGCTTCCGTGTATAATGTTCCGTTTCGACATCTTTATTTTCAGGATCTAATTGCTTCACAAGTTCGTAAACAAGTGGCTCGGTAATGTTCATTCCGTGTTCAGCATTTATAGCGTGTCCAAGTTGTATAATAATTTTACAACGAACACCTATACTTACTTCATTCATTCTAAATACTTCGATTAATTCTTTCATGAAAAACTGGTGCTAACAAAGGCTATAAGCAATTGCCTATCAGCATTTGTGGTTAATTGAACAGTATTTACAAGGCAACTGCTCATAGCCTCAACCGTTATATCCTATTTTAATTTCAACAAATATACAACATATAAGTATATAATTCACAAACTAAGCTAATTTAGAATTATTATAAATATCAACAAAATGTTGTATTATTCAAATTTAGTTGTATATTTGTCAAACAATTTAAAACAAAGAAATTATGAAAACAGAAACTATTCATTATATAAGTCCAGAATGGAATACTAAGTTTATAATAGCTAAAACAGAGTGTAATATTGAATGGGATAAAGTAAATGATTTTACACAAAACATAGAAATTATAACTTGTAAAAAATGTTTAAAAAAAATAACTAATAAATAAAACCATGAGCAACACAGAGAAATTTTACCAATGGATGAAAAGAATTAATAACATTTACTTAAATGATAATGACCGTATGGTACGCGCATTTCATAAAGTAGCTAACAATTAAAATTATGAAACTAAACAATCACACATTTGATTTACAAGGTATAAGTTTAACCGCTTATTATACAGTAAGCGGTAAGTATTACCAAGCTACACAATATGAACCAGAGGAGTTCCCTGATGTTGAAGTACATAAAATAACATTAGAAGATAATCCAGTAGACATTCAAGAATTATTACACAGTTATGAAGAAGAAATCTATAAAATATTAAACGATGAGCAAAGATTATAAAGTTACAACGTTCGGGTCAGGTTGCTATATTATAGTGGCAAACTACCCAGACATAAATGAAATAGCAAATGCACGATTTAGCAATAAAGAACGCATGAAAAAACAAGAGTACGCAATTGGATATTGGAAACCTAAAAATAAATAAAAATTATGAAAACAGATTGGAGAAAGTATAGAAAATCAACACACTTAGCAAGTGCTGACTTAGACGCAATGGAAACTGACGGGTTACCTTTAATATTCACAATTAAAAATGTGAAATACGAAATAGGTGTCGATGTCTCAGGAACTAAACAAGACGGTATCTTTTGTTATTTTATCGAAGCGGTTAAACCTTTAAAGTTAAACTCAACTAATAATAAAATATTAGCTGGATTTGCAAAACAGGATGGATTGATAGGCAAAGAATGTCACGTTATAGAAAATTGGGCAGGCATGAAGTTAGAGTTATATGTAGATAGAAATGTTAAAATGATGGGAGCTATAACGGACGGAATAAGAATAAAACCAATACGACCAAAAGAAAAAGTAAAACCTAATTTTACCGAAGATAAGTTTGAAAGTGCAAAAAAAGCAAACGCAACAATCGAACAAATAGAAAAAAATTATATATTAACTGAAGAAATCAAAGCAAAATGGAACAATTACAACGTATAGACGAATGGTATAACGAGCGATTAGGCAAGTTCACTGCATCTGAAATTTATAAATTAATGGGCAAGCAAGGACTCGGAGAAACTGGTAAAACTTATGCCTTTGAAAAAGCTATTGAAGAACTTTTCGGAACGTTAGAAGAAAATTTCGTTTCTTATGACATGGAGCGAGGTATTGAATTAGAAACTTTGGCATTCAATAAGTTTAAGGAATTGAAATCTTTAGATTTTATAGAAGTTTCAAAATGTGGTTTTATTGAATTAGGAAAAAATGCAGGTGCAAGTCCTGATGGTTTAGTAGGTGACAATGCTATTTTAGAAATTAAATGCCCAAGACCAAACACTTTTTTTAAATTAGTTGCTGATGGTGAAATTGATAAAAAATACTTATATCAAATGCAAATGCAAATGATGGCTACGAATAGAATTAAGGCACATTTCTTCAATTATATTGTTTTCGAGGGTATAGAATACTGGCATGAAATAATTATTAACCGTGACGAATCTATTTGTGATTTAATATGGGACAGAATTATAGAATCAGAAAAAATTAAAAAAGAGTATATAAACAAAATTAATAATAATAAACAATTTTAAAACATGGAAATCTCAGGAAAAATTAAAGTAATAGGTGAAACTATTGAAAAAGGGACGTTTAAAAGCAGAAACGTAGTAGTAACAACAGACGAACAATATCCACAGCATATACAAGCTCAATTCGTACAGGATAAATGCGATATTTTAAACGGTTATGAAGTTGGGCAAAACGTAACGATAGGAATAAATTTACGAGGTCGAGAATGGACAAATCCAAAAGGTGAAGTGGTTTATTTTAATACGATTCAAGGATGGAAAATTAGTAAATCAGAGCAAGTTACTGAAATGCCAAAAATAGTTAATGAGCCAGAAGTTGAAGATAACTTACCGTTCTAATTCACCCACTTATTAACCCACTTTAAACGGTGGGTTTTTATTTAGAATTAATATAAATTATATCATTATGTTATAGCAATTGATATAAAGACTATCTTTGATAAAATTAAATAAATAGAAATTATGA